ATTGTAGTGGCGAGCGACTGCCCACTCAGCAACATTGGCTCTGATGTTTGCGTTAATCTCTGGCTCTAACTTACCGAACTTCTTACCACTTGCGTAGTTGGGTCTATCTTCTGAACCGAACTTGACTAGCCAACGTTCAACGGCGATGAGAGCGCATACCCTCACCTCCGCTTGGGAAAGTTGTATGACTATTGCCAAGGGCTTTCGCCTCCTATATTATTTTGTAGTTTTCGTAGTGCTTGGGTGCATCTACGATCAACAGTAGAGATAGCGCATTCTAAATACTCACTGATAATTTGTAGTGTTAGGTTATCGTGGTATCTAAGTCTAAGAATATCTTGGTCATACTTATCTAACTTCTCATAGGCTTTCTTAATATCTACCAGCATAGCCAGCAAGTTACCACCCTCAGCAGGAGCAGAAGGCTTTCTAGGTGTGCCATCATTGATAAGTATTTGGCTCTGCTCTAGCGCTGTCTCACTAATAAAACTCTTGATAACAAAGGGAAGCAGTTGGGCGATAGTAACTGTGTCGTAGTAAGCCTCATCGTTTAGTTGATAGCCAGACTTACTGGCCTTTTCTTTTCTAGCATAGCGCTCTAATGCTCTACGCATTTGCCACGCTATTTTCTTTTCATTCCACTTGCGTTGTACTTCATTCTCTTCAGAAAGAACTTCATTGAAATGTTCAGCGCGAGATAGAACAAAAGCCCACGCCTCTTGTAGTAGGTCTGCTCTCTCTGTGTATGCTCTGAATCTGCGGTAGATTGTAGTCACCACAGAAGGAACTAAATCATCTAGTATTGGGTGCAGTTGATTTGTCATTGGCTCTCTTATTCATCTCATCTACGTAACGGGCAGCCTTTAGTGTCTTTGCTTCTGCTATTTTCTTTCTGCGTAGCGCAGCCTTATACCACGAATACTTTTCAGTCATTAGGTTTTTTCTCGAAGAACATACTGGAGTTCATACATTCAGCAGATAGATAACGCGCTTCATTGAGGTCAATAATCTTAGCCTTGTATAGTTCAATGACATCATAGACATCATAAGGATAAACTTCTCTTGCAACTTTTCTTATCTTAAATGGTTTCATTATTTTTCCTCTGGTATCTCAGGCCAAGTCTTATCAAGGACCATCATTGCAATAGCAGAGTAGTTAAGTAGATCTAGGAAACTGTCTCGAAGTGACTCGTTTGAGGGAGCGACTTCACTATCAACGAGGTGATTGATTCTAGCCACCTTGTCGTGCATACGCACTCGTAATCCGTTGAGTGCTCCACCTGGACTGTGAGAGATGTTCTTTGGACCATAATCTTTATGTTTGCGGATGAGCAAATTACCTGCTGTGTCAAGGATTCGCCACACATTAGCAACGAACTCCGAATCTAACTTCTTGTCGGAATCGGTTTGACTGTAATAGTACCACTCTTGAAGTCTATGGAAACTATTACCATCCCCAATTCCTTCAGATACTCTGCCATCTGAGTCAATTCCTTCTTTGTAGTCACTCACTATACTCCTCCTACTAGGTTGGCTGTTGCTTCTTGTCCATTCACCAGATAGAAGTCTGTTATGTCCATACCTGGTGGTAATTGTACGATTTGTGAGTTGATTAACTCACCTGCGACACGCCTAGAGAACTCAGCTCCAGGGTTAGTCCCATCTTCTTTAACATCATTGTCACCGACTACATAAACCATATCGAAACCATTGAATAACTTTGAATAATAAGGCTTCCAAGCAGCAACACCAGGCACTCCTACTGCTGGCACTTGGCAGTTAGCTTCCATAACTATCGCATCAAACTCACCCTCGCATACAACTACCCTGCTGGTATTAGACATAGTTGAAATGACATTAAACAGGTGCGACTTCTGACCAGTAGGCGCTCCATACTTAGGCTTACCATCATCTAATCTTCTAAACTTAAAGCCAACACAGATATCTAAGGCAGTGAAGTAAGGTATAGATATCCAACCTTGATAGCCTTGGTGTCCCTCTATCGGATCTGTGATAGAACCAAGACGATACCTAGCTGCTATCTCCTCAGATATTCCACGTCCTTCTAGATATTGCAGAGCTTCTGGGCTTATCTCCTGTGCGTAGTGATGAGCCGCTTCCTCCAATAATTTCGCCTGCCCTTGCGAGAGCATCTTTGAACCCCACATTCTCTAGTTCCATAATTACATTAACAGCGTTGCCACCCTTGCCACAGGTATGACAGAAATACAAATTGTTATAGGTGTCAATGACTGCGCTCTTGCGAGCATCATCGTGCATACAACAACGTACAGATATGTTGCGACCTTCTTTTACTTCTCCTCCGAAGTGTCTAACTACATCTGCTATGGAGACTGTGTTTGCATCAGAGTCGCCTTTTGACCTTTTCTTACGAACCACCCTGGACCAGTCTTGTGTTGGCAAGCGCAGTCTCCTTTACAGTATCCGTGCATCTCTTCAGCCTTATCGTACTGGCCTCGTGAGTTAAACTCACCAGCCACCTTGCAGTCCACGCACATCATTTCTTTTTAGGTTCTTCTTCTGCTACTACTTCAGTTGGTTCATCTGGTATCTGTACATCTTCAAGCTCTTTCTGTACTTCTGGTGTATCAAATATCTGGCTACTGGTTATCTTTCCTTCTGGTACTGGCATTTGTCCTACCCATTTCTCTAGTGTTTGTATTACCCAAGCATCTTCTATGCTGGCTCTGCGCCTCTTAACTATAACGAAGGCGGGAGGCTCAACCACAAGACCCCGCGCCTTCGCATAGTTGGCTGCCTCAACCTGAGCTTCCGCCCAGAACTGAGGAAGATCTAATGACTTTCTATTCTTACATTCCAGAATATAGGTCTGACCTGCGATTATGGTGACAATATCACCCTCGTCATTGGCTCCTGCCTTAGCAAGTCTTTCAGCAAAGTGGCCTAGTTTGCGTAGATACTTCATCACATCTGTCTCAAACTTAGAACCCTTAGCCTTATTGTAACTAGACATAGCCACCTACATTAGAACGAAGAACAGATCTGCCATAAGAATCAGAGTCAGATATCTGGCAGGTAGCAAAGTTCACAAAGAGCCCTACATAATCCTTACCATCTGCTTGATGCTTTCCAAAACGATTCTTTACTGGTGCAACTCTTAAAGTATTTTCTATTGGGCTATAGCCAAGAGTAAGTATCATCGCAGGTAGCTGACTTACCTTTCCGTGAATAGCACGGCGAGCTGAAGGTTCAGTTGGATTACCATACTCACTCTGTTCTGATACGTGATGCAGTACTAACACACAGGCTTCAGTCTTCCTAGACATATCGTGCAACTCAACCATAATCTGGCGCAGTCCTGCCCATTCATTATCAGATTCAGCAACAACATTCATTAAGTTATCTATTACGATTAGCTCTGGAGCCAACCCATATAGTTCTATGTAGGCTTTGATTTCCATTTCTATATCATCAAGATTAGGACTGGAGTCAAAGACCCATTGTATATGCGACATACTCTCCAAGTACTTATCATAGTAACGAGGATTCTCAGTAATCATTTTCTCAACTGTCTGCTGAGTATGACCTGCTGTATGTGCAGATGCTCGCATCATTACTGTAGCGGTATCAGTATCTGCTGAGAAGAATAAAGTAGGAACCTTTGCCTGAATGGTATAGACCAGAGCGAACATAGACTTACCAGCATTGGGCGCAGCAGCGACCATACATACTTGGCCTCGTCTAAACTTTATATCTTTCTTCTCTAGATCTTTCCATACTGTAGGCAGGGGTTGTGCTGTAGTACGAGAAGACTTCCAAGCTCTATCTAGTCTAAGCATTATGCCCCTCCCTTGGCAGTATTACATTTCTTTTTCTTCTAGCTTCTTTTAGGTCAGCCCCTGTGAGGCCACCCCAGATACCAAATCTTTCGTTCTGTATACCCCATTCAGCGCATTCGGATTTATGGACACATCTTCCACAGATAGTTTTTGCAAAACTTGTATGGTAACGAGAACTACTGTCTGTCCCAGTAACCTCTGGGAACCAATGGTCTCCTCCGACTTGTGCACATAGCGGAGCCTCGTATTCACGCGGCTCTCGCATTGTGTTACGCCCAAATCGTTGCCGCTTGTTGGTCCTTTGGAACTTTAGCACCAGTCCACTTAGGACCAGTAGCAGGATCAAACCAACCCTTGTATGGCTTGCCAGTTGCTTGTGC